GGTAAAGGAATACGGAAAGTGGGTCACGTCATAGCACCAGTGACCGTTTTTATCCGTGGGTATGGGCAGATCTTCCTGGTCCTTGATCACCTGCTTGCCTACCATGACGATGTATCGACCCTTGGGGAACATTCGAGTAGGCTTGTACTGGACTTCCTTGTAGACCACCAGTTTCTTGGTGTCCATGTCCTCGATGACCATATCCGTAGGGCCGCGCCCTTTCCAGGGAGACACGTTAGCCACGAGTTGGTTGAGCTGCTGCTCGTAGTCCACGAGACGACGATCGGTGTCGCTTTGGTCTACCAGGATGTGGAAGGTATCCTCTACCCATTCGCGGTCCTTGATGGACGTGATCCCCAGGTAGCGTTTGTCCTCGAGCAGTAGTCCGCTAACTGGTACGTAGATATTAAAGGGCAGCACGACCCCGGTGCGAACCTCGCCCTTGGATACTACGGGTTTACCATCCGGGCCGATAACATATTCCCCGGTGTCGGTATCCGCGTAAACACGTCCGAATCCGTTACCCGTGAGCAGTCGCATCAGCTCTATCCATTCGAGGATATCCGAGGACTCACCGTCGTGCGCCAGGTCCATGTTAATGAGTAACTGCTCACCCAGCCAGGCGGCGTCCTTATCCTCGAGATCCTGGCTGTTTGGCCAGATCCGAGTGGTATAGCGCTTGTTGAGTGTTAGGGCCTTGAGACTGTTAACCGTGTCCCGGACCATGTTGCTCACCGGCGTAGGCATCTCGGCACTCATCTCGTAGCGTCTGCCAAAGGCCCGGTTCTCAGTGAACCAGCTCAACCACTGTTCGCCTATATCATAGAGTATATTCCGATACCACGTGGTCTCGAGAAGACTGCGCGAGGCGTCAACCTCGGCCGTCCGGAAGATCTGCTGGAACTCGATATCCACGTTCAGCGGGTTCATCTTGTCATCTTTGGTCTGTTCGGGCACGATCTGATCCTCCGAGATTAGTTAGTAACAGGCAGCCCCTCAGACGACTTCAACCTGGCAGCGTTCAGTGCCAGATCGTTCTCGGCCAGGGTCTGTTTGAGCTTATCCTTGGGGCTGGTCTTGAGAGCCTCGACCATGGACAGGTACTCGCCTGCATGCTCAGCAATGATAGCAGAGAGCAACTCGCGTTCTCTGGTGCGACTATCCTGCCGATCCCAGATGTACAGGGCGCCCATGCCCACGGCTACCAGGAACATGGTTATGTTACTGACCACCAACACTATTCCGTCAAACATGATCTGACCTCCTCGAGATATTCGATTAATTTCGTCTGACTTATACCGGGGAACTCCAGTGCCCAGGCAGCAGGGTTTAGCTCTTTGGCCTCACGGTAGAGATCCGCCATGTAGATCAGCGTATCCGGATCACTGTCCAGGGACAGTTCCTCGAACCAGTCCTCCAGTACACACTGAATAGGCACGTTAGGATCTTCCTTGAATTGGCTCCGGGTCAACGGCGCCTTGGATCGGAAGTAATCTATCATGGCCGACTTGGGTTTCCTGCGTCCTCGCCAGGCTGCCAGGGCTACTTCCTGGGCGTAGTCCTCGGCGTCTACGTGTCCCAGGTAATGGTTCTCTGCGAATCGTTTAGCCGAGGCCTTGATCCTGGCGTAATCAGATTCGCTTACAGGTAATCTCATGTCCTTTGGGGTTGCCATGGGGTATAGATCCTTTACGGGTTTACCGGTTTACCAAATTACCAACTATTCCACCAGCTACTGATAGCCTGCTGACTGGCTGCTCGCATACGATCCCAGGTGCCGGCTACACCGCCGCGGGTAGACTGCGCGATAGGTCTGGCCCCCAGGGTCTGCACGATGATATCCCGGTTCTCACCCTGGTAGTTACTGGGGATAGTTACCTGCTCACCGGGGTTAGCATACTCGTCCGACGTCACGGGCGTCTCCGAGGTATTGACCTGAGGCCCCACGGCTCTACGGCCGGCGATAGACTGACGCACCTTGGGACTTCCCTCAGGACTGTACTGAAAGGTCTCATCAGCATAGTTCGCCCCGGTGGAATAATCACTCGCCGACTGGTTAACTCTCCGTTCCAGATCCGCTATCCGGGATCTTCGGTTGCTGTACTCGCTCAAAGGTTCATCTGGCATGGGGAAACTCCTTTACCTTCAGATCTTTATCCCTACTTCCCTCAGAATATCAAAGGCTTCTTCGTCTAACCCGAACACACTCGGGTCCAAGGCAGGATCATTACGCAACATCTCAGAGGTAACTCCATCTGGCAGGCGATTGGCAAGTTGTCGCTTAAAGGCTGCGAAGTCCGCGGCTGCCATTTTTGAAGCAGAATCAAGACCTTCGATCTCACGGGTCGCAGCCTCTCTAGCGGCGATCAGACTCACAGCATCATCTGTAATACCTATCGGTCGAGCCATGCATAGGTGAGCGGCCTCATCGTAGCAATTATGAGAGATTATTCCGTTGGCTAGAGTGAAGGAGTTACTGGATGGTACATGAAGGCAGTAAACATCTGCTCGAGGATTTACTTCTTTGGATAGCACCTTTACAGTGTAGTGCCCATTGTCGTTTGTGCCATTCGACCCCTTGGGGACTTCCGTGCCATTTCTTGGCTCCGGCATGTAAAGCTCTAATCCAGTTGTCGTGATTAGACTTTTTGGCGTGACGAGAGGCGTGAATCGACTCAGGAACAATTTCCAAGTTTTCCGGAGAGTTGTCACTACGGTTTTCGTTGATGTGATGTACGTCCCAGCCTGGTGGAATTTCTCCCCAGTTATCTCGGTAGACACGTATGTGCAACCGCTTTCCTTTTCTCTGGAAATATCTGCCACACAACCAGTAGCGCTCTCCACGGTATTCCTGACAAGAAGATCTGACGATTCTAGGTTCTGTGCCTCCTTCCAACCGTTTACGGTCAGAAATTGGTGATCCGGTGTACAAACTATAACACCACATTCCGTGTTGAGTCGTATAGTCTGGGCATTCTCGCGAGTTTTCCAACACCGTACGTAATCCTCCCATTCGCCAAATCGGTTTAGAATCTGGCCAGTGGTTCCTACCAGACTAATTATACTGCGGATTCCGGTATTCGTCAAGATCAGGGTATCCGGGTGTAGGCAATGATCCTCTTGCCCGTCGTCCAGATCCTCACCGGTCATCTCGGATAAACACAGAGCCGGGATCGTACGCTTGAAGTGCGTGCAGTTCGGGTAGATCACCAGCATCGGCAGCTCGTGCGGATCGCTGGGCACGCGCAGACGGTTACGGAATTGCCGGATCTTTAGTTCACGACTCGGATCGCCAGGCTGGAGAACCAGATTACATGCTTCACCATATCTCTCACGAGCTCTTCCTGACTTGGCATAGGACTCGAAGTTCTCCGCGGTTCCTGGTCCTTGTCCTCCTCCCATGTAATTGGGTTTCCTTTGGAAGCAGTCTCGTCCACCAATTCGAGTAATCTTACGCCCTGATATTCCCATTTGTTTTTCGCGCTCAAGTATTCCATCTGCGATATCCTCGTCTGTCATCCGGCAGCCCTTGTTGGGGGTCTTGCCGTCCCAGCCGTACCACTCGGCGAATCTATAGATCCGGTTATCATTGTCCACCCACCACCAGCCGACGCTAAACGGCGCGCCATACCCATAGTCAAACGTCATGTAGGTCGGAGCGTAATCCGGTATAGGCCAGATCCCCTCGGAGAGCACGTGCCGATCGGTGAAGTTAAACGCCTGACCTATGAACACGTCCCATCGACCATCGAGCCACGCCGCCTTGAGCATGGGGTCCTTGATACTCATCAGCATGGCCACATACTTCGGGTCGCCCTTCATGAGTATGGGATTGTCGTATATCGTGGACTTGATAAACACCTGGGAGATCACGTGCTCTACACCCAGGTCGTCCTTGTAGGTGTTGCGGATGATCTGTCCGGGCAGATATTCCGGGCTAGGCTGGATGTACATGAGGTTGATCGAGGAGCTGCCGGGACCACCGGGGTTGCCGGTAAGCACGTTCTGCGTGGGTACTCCGTGCGGGGTTCTCAGAGATCCTCGGAGAAAGTCTATCAGGTTACTAATAAAGGGTATATTCGGGGCCTCGTCTACGGTTATCTGTGTATTCGCCGACACCGGACCTGGTGTAATCCCAGATCTCTCTTGACGACTATCAAACTGCGTGATATAATGATTTACGTCTTCAACAGTCAGATCGTAGACTACTCTCTCTCCCAGAAAGGATATCTCACATGCCACGAAACCCGTGTTCTCAGTTGCTACTCGCAGATCCCCGGTATAGGGATGTATGTAAAGTTCGTCGCCCAGAGGCCCACTGGGTAGTATATCCAGACGGTTATATTCGAGAATACTGCCCAGAACATCCAGCGTGTCACCGTTCCACAGGACTTGTCCTGCAACACAGGCTAGTAATGGAAGAACATATTGGCCGGTTTTTAACCGGGATAGAAGTCGTACATCACGAGAACGAGATTCGTGGGGATAACCGCCTGGAGAATCTGTTGCTCTTCCCGAGCCAGAAAGCACATCTGAGCTACCATCATTGGAAAAATAGAACTCCGTTTCATAATCCTGATCTTGTTGAGCGAATTCGCCAGTTAGCCATAGCGCCTGACGTAACCACCATTCGTGCCGCGGAATTGGTCGGTATTTCGACTGACTGTCTCTGGAAGATCTGCAAGTCTCACGGCATACAGTGGGTGTCCTCACAAACTTTTCACGTTCAGTCCTTAGACTACTGGCAGGTAGCCAGAACCTTGCAAGAGTTCTCACGTCAGGAAGCTTGCCGCCGTCTTGGAGTATCGCTTCAAACTCTTTGGAATCGATTCCCAGAATTGATGCGTAAGACTGCCAGCCGAAAACTGTCAAAATGGGGTGATCCACAGGATGAATCTGGACCCCCCAGGGAGATTTAAGTGCCACGCACTGAGCTGGTTTTCCACCAGTCACCGCTCTTACCCGTTTGGGTCCCTCCAGGGTATGAATCAGATCACCCGGCTGAATATCTTCGATCGGTCTTGTAGACATATCTGCCATGAGCACGGGAGTCCCCTGCGCGACACAGAACTGGTGCCCGATCCAGTCGGCGGTCTGATCCATGTGCTGGATAGCTGTGAGCGTCACTACAGCTCCATTACTGAACCTTACATAGTTGGTCTCTTTTTCGCCGCCTACCCTGGCTGCCGGCATACCATTCCGGATCAACTCGTCGAACCTACGTCTGATCTCATTCAGATCCTTGAACTTCCGCCTGACAATCAGACCATTCCAGGCATGAGCGTATCTCGTCGCCCCACGGATCTGTTTCCCAATAGCTCCGTCGCTCTTGCCACCACCTCGGGTCCCGCCATAGAACACTTCATCAGCCGGGCAGGTCGCGAACAACGTCTGCTGCCCTTTCTGCGGTGCCCAGTATACGGGTATTTTAGCCTTGAAGGTCATAACTGACGACTCCCCTTACTACCGATTCCCCCACCGCCCGGCGCGGGTAACTCAAACAGCACCCTCCAGCCTCGGGGTAGACCGTCTACCGTCGCCTGTTCTGGGTTTGTACTTACGGCCCAGGGGCTTACCTC